TTTAACATGGAATCCATTCTACCACATAAAATTGGCTTATGACTTTGAAGAAGTATATCCTCTGGTATTTCAACCTCTGCGAGTGGGTTAAATGTATTATCTGTATCTACTTTCTCAACTTTAGCTACAGATTTTGTTTCCTCAGGCTTTGTTTCCTCAGGCAGTTGCGTAGTTTGACAACCCACTATTAGAAACATCGCCATCAATATTGATAGGTGTTTCATTTGATTTGCTCCAAGCATTTATAGACTCTTCCAGCATAGGAAGATAGTCTTGTTTATTTTTGACGAACTCCTGTACGGTGCCGTCCTCTGTCACTACAAGGATGACAACCTGATCTATCTTGATTTTTGTTCTTTCTTCAAACATCTCAGCGTATGCAGAACCTTGTATATAATAATTTTCATTCCAATCATCAGACCGCTCTTTTGAAGATGTTTTGAAGTCAATAATAGATAAGGTATCCTTATATTCTGCAACGCAATCAACACGACCTGCTACCTTATATTTATCACTATAGAGTCCTGCTTCCTGTGCATAGATGTTATTTAAATTGCATAGGGCTTGATCTTTTAGTTGATTGAATAGACAGAATGGAAGAAAATCTTTTCTGTGCTTCTCCTCATCAAACTCATTGTTGAGGTAATCCTCACACATATGGTGAACTTTTGTTCCTCTTGCAGCAGAGGTACGTGCAACGTAATTAGCAACATCATTACCAACACGTTTACGCCACTCAAATAGTCCCTCTTTCTTACGATTAGAGAGAACAGTGGTTATTGAGGGATACTTGTTCCCTTCTGGTGTTACGTAAAACCTTTTACGATTTATCGTTTCTGTCGTTACTTCTGGTAGGCTTATCTGTACGTGATTGAACATATTCATTCGCTTTCATGCTGTAGTTCACAGTTATATTATAGGGCACACTGGTTGCATCTGACCAAACATCATAATTTATTTTATCTTTGTATTCTTCAAGTTTTGTAGTCAACTCTTCACCCTCAAGACCAAGTTGTTTTTCCCAATATGGATGCCTAGGCTTTTCTTTTTCTTTATATTCTTCTGGCACTTCACCCCACCCTATTTCTCTGTCCCATTGTCGTTGAGTGTATTTCATGCGAGTGATCGCATTCTAACAACGAGACGATCTGCCCGATTTGTTACCTGACGATACCATGCGGAGTCAACCATCTCATCTGCTGCTCGTTCCCAATCACGAGCATCGACTCCTGCCTTCATACCTTTGAACTTTGACAGTCGAGGACGACCTAGATTGAACATCATGTTTGCAATTATTTGCTGAGCCTCTTCCGGCAAATCTCCGAAGTCTGGGTAAAGGGTTTCGCAGTCAGACAGGACTCCCACGATATCTGATTCGAAGGCCTCAGCGACTCTGGACTCACTGATGGCAGTACCGACCTCTTTACCGTGTTCTGGGTCAGAGTCAAGAACAAGGTGGCCAATACCAAAAGTAGGATAACCAAGGTGATCAAGATATATTTCATGCACTACTCCCTCATCAATCTCTAACTGTTTTCTAAGTTTATCTACGTTCATTACTCTATTCCTATTCCTAACTTGGTTTTGTTAATAAGATAGTTACGAACAAAACCAGAGCGAACTATATCACCTATAGTAAACTCTGTGCAATTAAACTCATCCATCTCCTCTAAAATACGCAAGAAATCGTGCAAACCATTTTTCTCATTTGTCTTCTGCAAATCTGTCTGATCAAAGTCACCACAGAATACAATCTTAGAGTCTTGCCCCACCCTTGTAATAATCGTATCCAACTCATGAAAGTTTAAGTTCTGACATTCATCTACTATAATGATACTGTTGTCAAATGTCAACCCCCTTAGAAAAGAAGTTGATAAAAAGAAAAGACTCCCTTGACCTTTGAGTTTATCATATAATCCATTGAAGGCTTGTTCATTAGGCATCTCGAACATGAACTGAACCATATTCTGATATGGCACTTGATAGAGTGCAGCTTTGTCTTCTTCATCGCCAGGCAGAAAACCTATCTCTCTGGTAGGAATAAGAGAACGAACTAGTATCACTCTCTCTTGAGGTTTTTTAAGGTCAAAGATGTCGTTGAGTGCAAGATACAAAGATACGAAAGTCTTACCTGTACCAGCAGAACCAAAAAGAAACTGATTTTTATCCTTTTTCCAAGTTGCAAAAACCTGTTTCTGATTATCAGTAATCGGTTTGATCGTTACTAACTGTTGATGATTTAATTCTTTGTTCTTTTTTGATGCCATGATATATCCTATTTATAAAAATGGTGAGAGAGGGGACTCCCAGGCATCCCCTCTCTCTGGTGCATGGGCGGATTGACTTCCCAGCTTGCTATGACGCTGTGCATCCATTGCTGAAGTTTGATTTCTCGCCCGCACCTAACTTTATTTATCCTACTATCGGTTTCCTTCTCTGATGTTTCCTCACAACTTCTTTCGTTTTTAATTTCTTGTGTGACTCACCTGTTTTATATTTATCTGCTAGAGGTGAGTTTGGATGAGCAGATGCAATCTGACTCATGCGTTCATTAAATCCCCCATCATTTTTAGGGCCAACACCCATGACATGATCACCGACAACTGCAATAGGAACAAAAACCTGATTCACATGTGGGTTCATTTTTTTGTATTTATCAAGTTCAGACATAGACATGAACTCTTTATACTCTTCTTGAGTTACCGTATCATAAAACGTATATGTTGGCATCACGCACCTGTAATTCCTTGTTTATTTTTTTCAACACAAAGTATGCTCTTTACTGCTACCGCTTCTGGATATACTGACATTGCAAATCCTTTGAGTGCATCAATATTTTCATTTACATGATCTGCACACCTTTCCACCGTAGTGAAACTTAAAGGTTTACCATGTAAACCATTCACCTCTATTGAATCAGGATATCTACCATATTCTGGAAACATCATGACAATTAATATAATAAGTTCTTTCATAAATCAAACTCCAATTGTTTTGGCTCTGTGCTTGTTAACTCTTTGATACGAATATAAGCATCTTGTAGACATCCTTGGAGTTCGTGAACAGTTTCTTTTAGAAGTTTGTTCTCTAACTCTAAATC